CAAGGAAGATGATTTGGTTACATACTTCCTTAATCCAAAGGATAACCTTCCTAAGTTGCAGGAGAAGGTTACTGCTGCTGAAATTGGTGCTGCCGCTAAGGGTCAGAACCTAACAACAAGCGCAGATGCTGCCTCAGCACTTGCTCAGTTTGGTGTCACTAAGGCACAGGCTCAGGAAGGCTACGCAACCATTGGTGAGATTATGCCTACTGCTTCTAAGTTGGGCAACATCTATGGCGATAAGTATGACCAAGCAACAGCAGAAGCAGAAGTCTTTAAGGGTACTGCATCGGCTAAGCGCAAGCGTCAGCAGTTAGCAGAGCGAGAGGTAGCCTCATTCTCTGGCTCCTCTGGTCGCCTGCGTACGGGCCAGCAACAAGGCAATTCTGGCAAATTCTAAGAATCCCTAGACGGACCGACTAGCCCCGTCAGGCGTAAAAGACTAGGAGCAAGAGCCAGCCTACTTCCCCGAGTAGTCACTGTGGCTTGCGAACTACAACGAATAGAAGGGTGAGGTTGCATGAGAAGCAACGATAACTGGGAAGACAATGATGACCTGGATGTATTTGAAACAGGCAATGATGAGACGAATGGTATTAAAGACCTTCGTAAAGCAAAGCGTGCGGATGAAAAGCGCATCAAGGAGTTGACTGAAAAGTTGGAGGCGTTCGAACGCCAGCAGCGTGAGTCAACAATCAAGTCAGTCCTAGAATCTAAGGGAGTCAACTCCAAGGCTGCCCGTTTAATCCTAAAGGATTTAGACGAAGTTAGCGAAGATGCTGTGAATACATGGCTCAACGATAACGGAGACCTAATCGGATACGCACCGCAGGAAGAGCAAGAGCAGAAGCCTAATGTACGAGAGTTCTCTCGTCAGGATAGCGCTACTCAGTTTGCTGCGACTCCCGATGCTTCAGATGAATATGTTGATTTGTTGCAAAACTACGACGGAAACTCTGAAGAGGAATTACTATCCATAATCCAAAGTATCGCTAACAAGGTACAATAATTCAGAAAGAAGGTAACGCCACATGGCGGATGCTTTTACAACCACAGGTAGTGGTTTAGGTACTAACCTCGTAACTTTAGCATATGACAAGTTGATTGAAACCAATCTCCGTGTATTGCCAAAGTTCCGTGAAATCGCTGACAAGAAGGTCGGCTCACTCACACACAATGGTTCTTCTATTCGCTTCCAGTTCAACACTGATATTGCGGAAACATCAGTTGCATCTGCAACTCTTGAAGAGACTGTCGATACCGATTCAGTAGCACTTCCAGCAACATCATACATTGATATTGCACAACTTGAACTCGGTCGCTCAGTACTTCCTGTAAAGAAGATTAACCTTATGTCAATTGCTAACATCGACCCATGGGTTGCTAACGCAATTGGCTTCAACATGACAAAGACACTTGACAACGCTGTTGTTGCTAAGTTGGATGCTGGTGCGAACATTGTTCGTGTCTCAACAACTTCAGGCACACAGACAACATCAAGCGTTTACGAAGGTGTTGGAACAGTTGCTGCTAAGACAGCAATCACAGCAGCAGACACAATGAAGTCTGATGCTATTCGTCGCGCTGTTACCAAGATGCGCGCTGCTGGTGTTCAGTACAAGGCTGCTGGAATGTATGTTGCATACATCCACCCAGAAGTTTCTGCTGACCTCCGTACAGAGACAGGTAACAACGTATGGCGTACACCACATGACTACCAGAATGCATCACCACTCTACGGTGGAGAACTCGGTTCATGGGAAGGCGTTCGCTTCATTGAGACAGCAAACGCTACAAACACACAGTCAGGTTCTGGCTCTTCAACAACTCAGACACGTGTGTACAACACATACGTCACAGGTGCACAGGCACTTGCTGAGGCTGTATGGAAGGAACCAGGCATGGAAGTTGGAAAGATTGAAGACCGCTTCAACCGTTTCTCTCCTGCTGGCTGGTACGGAATCATCAACTGGGCGCTTTACCGCACACCAGCATTGGTTCGTATTGAGACTGCTGCTTCAGGCCGTCCAAACGCTTAATCTTAATTGGTTAACTCTGGTGCATCAGATTCGTCTGGTGCATCGGGGTGGGTTCATTAGGAGGACAAATGCCTACATATAGATTCGCAACACCTACGATTCGTGAGAATCCAGGCGGAGACTATCATCCACTGTTTTCTCGTATTGAGATTCCAGTTGGAATCACAGTACTAAAGATTGATGGCGATTACTACGAAGTACGCTATCCATCAGAAGAAGAAATGCAGGCAGCAGATATTGCTTACCTTGGTGGTATTACACATACTGTCAGTGCTGAGGAGAAGGCAGACCTAGAGGCTGCTGGATACACGGTGACAACAGTTGACTAAGTGTTTTCATATTAGCCGTGTAACTGAGTGGGGCTTTACAGATAGCCATGACTTTGTAGCATCAGCCTATGACTGCGTGCTATGTGGCGAGACATCGCCTACACCGTTTCCACATGAAGAGCAGGTCAATAGCATTGACCATACTGATTGTGATACTAATCCTTGCTTTGGTTGCAAGGCAAAAGGACTACAACTAAATACTGGTGACGCTAGTTCACAGAAGCAAATGTCTAACAAGAAGTGGAACGGCGAACTTGATGCCTATCGCGCAGCACGCGCTCAGGGCATTCAGCCTGCTGGTACTTCTATGGCACATGTTCGTGCGGCAGTAGAAGCATCAGATGTACTGGGTACAGCATTTGATGCTGACACAGCAGCAACAACAGCACAGTCAATTACTAAAGAATCAGTTAAATCACTAAGCGAAGTAGGAGCAGTCTAATGGCTAAAAAGGTTGGTTACCTAGGTAACGTAGTTAAAGAAGCAAAGCAGACAGCAAAGAACGCAAGCAATGCTGTTGACAAGTATCTAAATGGAAACCGACCACTTCCTAAGGGAATGAAGATTGGTCCATCTAATGTCAAAAAAGAAGCAGGACAACTTGCTGGTGCGGTTCTTCAGGGTCGTCGTTACGACGAAAAGGGTAAGCAGATTGTTGCTAAGAAGACCGCCAAGAAAGCAGTTGCTTCACGCAAGGTTACTCAGTCACGTGTAGTAGTTGCTAAGCCAGCACGCAAGTTGAAGAAGGGCATGTAATGTCAGCCAAGAATGAGAAGTATGCCTCAAAAAAGGCAATGAAAAAGCATGAAGGTTCTGAAGGTAAGTCAGAACAGATGATGGAATATGGCAAAATGAAGCATCCAGGATTCAAGGCTGTTGCTAAAAAGATTGCCAAGAAGCAGGGCGTATCTGCTAAGTCTGCAGGCGCTATCCTCGCAGCAGGTGCTCGCAAGGCATCTAAGAAGGCAGTAGCCGCAAACCCGCGCCTAAAGCGCGTCACAGGGGTTAAGAAGGGCAAGTAAATGACAGACCCTAGACTAAAGCGAGCAGGAGTATCTGGTTTTAATAAGCCAAAGCGTACACCTAGCCATCCTAAGAAGAGCCACGTTGTCGTGGCTAAGGTTGGTACTACGGTCAAAACTATTCGCTTTGGTCAGCAGGGTGTATCTGGTTCTCCTAAAAAAGCAGGAGAGTCAGCAGCGTATGCTGCACGTCGTAAATCTTTTAAAGCACGTCATGCCAGCAATATCTCAAAAGGAAAACTAAGCGCAGCATACTGGGCAGATAAGGTAAAGTGGTAATGGCAATAAGACCAAAGAAGCAGATGCCCGCCAATAGAGGCGAGACTGGTGGCGGAGTAGCCCGAGGTTCAGGTGCGAAAGTAACTCAGAGTCGCGCTGCTCTTAAAGCACAGATTAGAGCAGACATCAACTCTGGCAAAATGAAGATGCTTAAGAATGAAGTACCACTTGGTGGTCTTGGTAAAGCGGCTGCTAAGACATCAGCAAAACTTGCACGTGCTATCGCTAATGAAGCAGCAGGTAAAAAGGCTAAAGCGCCTTTTCCTACATATCGCAAGCCTTCACCAAATAGACAGCCACGACTACGTGATACAGACGGTACTCCAAAGAAGACTACTATTCGTCAGCAGGTAGGACCTAAGACAAAGTCTGGAAAGTTTGCTGAACCTAAGCGCAAGCCTAAGACAAATACACAGCCACCTACACGTATAAAGGTTGAGAAGCCTAAGACCGCACTGCCAGATGTAACTAAGTTTGCTGGTCGTGTTATCTCTATTAATAAGCGTAGCGCTAACCCACGTATCCGTAAGCGCCAAGAGGCGCAACTGCGTATATCTCGTAGAGAGTTTGAAGCAGAACGTCAGCGTCAAGCAAAGTTAGCCGCTCGTCGTAAGAACAATTCTATGGAAGAGCCAGATTCTCTTCGTCCAGCACAGCCAACAATTGAATCACGTTTAGCATCTGGTGCTGAGAAGTTAGAT